ATACCATCACTAACATATTTTAGTATAATTCTTTTACCGCTCATATCTGAGCTAAAGTGTATATTACCTTTTAAATGATCTATATAAAATACACCGTTTTTTTGAGCGTGCTGAGGATCTAGACCATATCTTCTACCATCATTGTATAAATAAAAATCAGCATCAGGATCGTCTATATTTGTATCTACATCTGTAGCTGTGCTTGATAAATAACTATTCCACGTGTCTGAATCACTTGCTACTGAAATATTACCGCTACTATCAAATATATAACCAAAGTCACTAGCTTGAAGCGGCGCTGTTGGATTACTTGTTTTTATAGCTGGGTATAAAGGTCTTTCTATACCATCAGTGCCAGAGTGTGTTACTTTAACATAATTAACATAATCGTGTGGTAATGCCATTTTTAAAGATGGAGGTAATTCTATTTCTATAGCTTTTTCTGATCTTAATATGTCATAGTTAAACTCTTGTAAACCTCTTTGAGCATGAAAAAGCACATCAGCTCTTTTTACTTTTGATATTATTTTACCTTCACCAACATAACTTATTTTAAAGTTATTTATAAACTGTTGTAAAGAAATATATTGATAATTTCCAAAATCTGGATTTATAATTGAAACAACTACAACATCACCGTTAGTAGCTCCTGATCCTAAAGTTATTGTATTTGTTGTTGCGTTAAATGAAAAGTTAGTTGTTATAGTACCATTTATTGTTACATTAAATGCACCAGTTGTATCTGGCATTGTAGCTAAATTATTTAATAACGTTTCATTATCAGGAAAAGTTAAAACAAAAGCTGTTTGTCCACCAGTTGCTGTAAAACTTTCTGATCCGTAATATTGTTGTTGTGTTCCTTCAAATAATGGCATATCTATTTATTTTCTTGTTGTACGTTTTGTGCTTCCTCTGTAGCAGCAACTTGATAAACTTGAGGATCTTTTAGTGTTATTCCTGCTAATTCTAATATTTTAATAACTAATTCTGTTTCTTCAGAGTCGTGTAGTTCAAAGTGCGTAGCTAAGTTCGCATTGTATAATGCCTTACCATTTGTGTTGTTTATAACGTAAGCCCAATTAACAGTAGCAGGGTTAGCTATGTAATTACAGTAAACGTTAGTTAATATATTTGTTGGAAATATTTGTACCGCTAGTTCACCGTTTGTGGTTGTTTGTGATCTAACGTAAACAGGTCTTGTAAGTGCGGGTGCTGTTAATGGAGAGTTCTGTATATGATGCACCTCATTCTGATTGATTTTTTCTATTTCTATGTAACCACCTCTGTATTTAAAAAATAGTTCACCCATTCTATAGTGAGCTGGTAAAACACCTACACCATTACCGGCTGACATATCAACACTTTGTCTAAATCTTTCAAATATATCTATTTTTTCTTGTAATATATCGACTTGATCTGCGTATGTGTAGTCATTACCTGGTATTCTGCTAAAAGCGTTTAAATCATAAAAATATTGCTCAAAAATATCCATTTGAGCTTGGTTAGCATACAGATTAAATTCTTGAGGAGTAATATATCCTCTCTGTTCTTTGTTAGCTATTGCCAAAACTCTTTGATAAACTGTATCTATATTAACCATATTTTTTTTTATTTATAGTAGTGGTCACCCATAGAGATGACCACTCTATAAGTGATTAATTATTTTAATCTTTTTTCTAATGTTGCTAAAACTTCTAATCCTTCATCAGTTTTAAACCATGCAGCTAGTGCAGAGTATGGATGCTCATCAAATGGAACAGTAAATAATTTTCTACCGTTTGATTTCCATTTAAAGCTTCTGTTATCACCTGATAAAGATATGATGTTTTGCTCTACAGCTTTTATTCCTAAGTTTCTAAGTTGAACATTTTCATCATTTGCTAATTCTAAAAATAAACCAGGATTTTGTTTAGCCATAACTAAAACATCTCTTTTAACTTCACTAGATGACATTTTAGATACTATACTACCTTTTTCTACCCTTAAAATACCTTCCATTTCTTCTATAGACATAGACTTTGCAGCTGATAAAGCTTCAAACTCTAATTCTATATAATCAACTTGGTTTACTGCTATAGCTTCATTATCATCTTCCATATACGTAGAGTTTCTAGAAGGGTGATATAAAGATAGCAATTGTTGTAATGCAACTTTTTCTTTTGGAACATTTAAACTACCATTTCTAAGAATGATATGTCCTAATGTAGCTGTTCCTTTTTGCTCATCAACAAATGGTGATGGCTGATTAGTAGCGTATCTCAACTCTCTATTATAACCTAATTCTTCGTCAAAAAATAATAAAGGTTTAGCCGCTGTATGTTTACTTGATATTTTATATATAACAGGTGTTTTTTGACCTTTAAGTACATATAATCTATCTTTGTACTCCCAGTTTTCTGGAAGATTTATTTTTGCTTTTTTCATGATATAATATAATAAAAATTAATAAAAATAAAGAGGAGGGGCGATACGTATACCGCCCTCTCAACTTTATATATAAATAAATGTTATGATACTCTCTTCAATAACACAAAGTTATTTGCAGCTTGTACACATAAACATCTTTCTGATAAGAAATTAACCTGCATTTTATCTAATGTAGAAGTATAATTTCCACCAACAGATCCTGTAATCCAAGATTTCATTTTTCTGTCGTCAGCTTCAGAAGCTCTATATCTAACATGTAAGAATGGTCTTGAGATGTTTTTACCTAAAGACTCATCATAAACTGTTGAAGTTCCAGCAGGAACGATAACACCTTCGATGTCAGAGAAACCTCCTCTTGTTACTGAATCATTTAAGTATTTCCAGTCAGTTTTGTAGAAGTCATAAGAACCTCTTCTGAAACCAGAGAAACCTAAATTAAGCGCCATATCCTCAGAGTTGTTAAATACACCGTAAGATGTACCACCTGAACCGTAAGAATTTTGAGCAGCTAACATGTTGTCAATACCTAGAGACGTAGCTCTATCTAAGAACATCATGTTTTCTTCGATAGCTCCTTGCTTGTCTAATTCGTTAAGAATTAAATCAAACTCAGATAAACCACCACCACCAGCAGGATCAAAATCTTCATCTTCAAATACTAAACCTCTGTCTTCTAAAGCAGCGAAAAGACCTTCAGTACCATAGATATTAGCGTTAGTTAGTGCAGTAGCGCTAGCTTCTTCACCTTCTATCATAGCCATTTCTAAGTAGTCGTTAAATCTTAATCTTGCTTCAGCTTCAGACTTTAGGTACCATAGGTAACCAGAAGCTCCGTTTTCTGAAGTAACTTCAACCCAACCAATTTGAGCAGTATCAGAACCGTTTACACTGTACTGATCTCTAATGATGATTGGTCTATTGCTGAACTGAGTAAATGAAGCATCTTTTGACTTGTAAGTAGAAGACATTTCAGAACCTTTACTAAATTCAGTACCATATACAAATACAGTGTTAGCATCGTCAGTATCAGCGAAGTTAACTTCACCACCTGAACCTGATAAGTTCTGTTGTGTATAAGGTTGTAGTGTAGCAGCAGTTGCTCCAACAGCTGAAACATAACATTTCAACGTTTTTGCTACTGATGCAGATATAATAACTGTATCACCTACATTAATTAAGTGATTAGCAGGAAGTACAATAGTACCACCATTACCACCGCCATTGTCAGCGTCTGTAATAGCTACACCTGTGTACTGTGTGTGGATCCTTCCTTGTTCAGACCAAATTACTTGATCAGACGCAAGTGGCATTTCCGCGCCAACCATACCTAGAAAACCAGATATAGTTCTTTTTCCGAATCTCTCCACTTCTTTTTCATAAATTTCTGGCAAGAACTGAGCAGCAAAAGTACCACCACCTGAAGCGGAGTCAAATGCTAAATAGTTATCTGCAAACAAATTCTGAACAGGACGAGGAGTGACGTGTGCTAAAGCCGAAGCCGGATTGTTAGCACCTGAAACATTAAAACTCATAATTGTTTAATTTTTAAATTGTTTAACTTTATTTTCTAATTTTAACTCGGAGTTGCCTTGAATCGTCGCCACTAATAGCTTTTACTTTCATACCACCAGCTTCAACTACACCTGAGTGAGTTTGTCTAGATGACATATCAACATTTTTTGCTTTAGCCATACTATCCTTGATAGCATCTGCCTTACCTTGTTGATAAAAGTGATTAGCTACAGCGTCTGGATTCATTGCAGTGTACAAAGCTTTGTGATAACCTTTAGGATCAATTAATTGATTTTTCTTATCTAAAAACTTAGAAGCAAAATTATTAATATCACTTTGTGATTGTTTCACCTTGTCAACGTTTTTAACGTTATACCTGTATCTCTTATCACCAACATTAAATTCAAAACCTTTGAATTCATTGTTAAATAAACTGTTAGTTTGTTTTTCAAATACAGATCTTTGTTCTTCAGCGACTTTGCTACTTTGTTCACTTTCCTTGTTGTATCTGTTGAAAAAATCTATAGCTTTTTGTTGGTCTGGAGTCAACTTGCTCCCCGCCTTGATTTCTTCGTAATATTTGGACTTTTGCCTGTCCAAGTGGCTTTTAGCGTTTGCAACTTGCTCCTTTAACGCCAATTTTTTACGTTTAACTTCTATTTCTTCATCGACTTCTTCGTCGTAAGAATATAAGTCTTTCATAACAAAACTAATTTCTTCATCGCTAAGATGTGGTTTAGTTTGTTTTAAATATTCTTTTACTAGTTGATTATCATCGTAACTACTATAGTCTTGATTTAATCTAACATAATCTTCAAGACTTCCACCAGTGTCATTCATAAAGTCTACAACTTTTTGAATATTTTCCGGTAAAGGTTTTCCTGTTTCTTCAGCTTGTTCAATAGCTTCAACAACTTCTTCTTTTGTTTCTTCTATCTTTTGCTCAACTTCTTCTTCAGTTATTTCCTCAATAACAGGTGTATCTTCTACCTCTGTTTTTTCTTCAGGAGTAACTTCTTCTTTTACTTCTTCAACAACAGGTTCTTCTTCTTTTTTATTACTCAAATCAACTTTTGTTATATTGTTTTCTTGAGTAACGTTTTCTTCTTTTACTTTACTTAAATCAACTTTAGCAATTTCTTGCTCATTTTTTTTATCAAATTTTTTAGGTGTTTTAGGTGTTTTCATTTTCATGTCACCACCTTCTTTTACAACCTCTTCAGTTTGATTAGGTTGTTCTACAACCTTTGCTTCGGTAGGTTGAATTTCTTCAACTACCTTTTCTTCTTTTTTAGCCATAATATAATATTATATAATTAAACAAATTATCTAGGACCAAACATACCTAAATCTAAACCAGCTAAATTGTCATTACCAGCTGATTCGAAATTTTTAGGAGGTTTGCCCGTGTTTCTCTGATCTATTAGTTCAGATTGTTGAGAGGCTTGTATTCTAGTTCTCTCGTCTTTTCTATCTTCTTTATCTTTTTCTTTAGATTTCACTACTTCTTGCTCCATATTCTTTAATTGCATGTTATATTGAAATTCTAACGCCATTAACTCCTTTTTTAACCTAGCTTCTTCCATAAGCTTTTGTTGGTCTATTTGAGCTTCTATTTGTAGTAGTTGAGATTTTTGCTGTGTTATAGCTTGGTTTTTTTGAACCTCAGCTTGTGCAGCTACTTGTTGAGCTTCAGCGTTTGCTTGTGCTTGCGCTTGAATATTTTGTTGTTGTAACATTTGATCTTGCTCAAACTTTTTCTTACGTCTTATTTTTAATACTTGATTAGCAAGTTTTAAATTTTTAATTTCTCTAACATCAATAGCATCTTCAAGATTTATACTATCTTTTGCTAAAGCAGCTTGTATATTGTTTTCAAGCATTTGTTTTTCTTCTTCATCTGGTGCTAATTCAATAAATATACCAAAGTCATATAAATGAAGGTTAGTCATTTCATCTAAAGTGGCAACGTTGTGAGCACCTATTTTTTGAATAAAAGCTTCTTTTGTTGGTGAGTATTCTATTATATCAGATATTCTTAAAGATATTCCTTCACATAAGTCAGTTGTTAAGAATAAACCACCTTGTAATATATGTCTTGTAGCTGTATTACTATTTGCAGCGGCTAGTTTTTGAACACCAACTAAAGCATCTTTTGAAGGAGTACTAGCATCTCTAGCTTCGTTTAAACCGGTCACATCTCTTATCATTTGTAAATAATAATTATATGTACCAATTAAACTTTGTATTTTTCCACCACCATTACCAGACTGTATTTCTTGAATAGGTACTTTACCTGGATTCATATCGCCTTCTCCTGTAAACGATCTACCTATAACAGAACCTGTCTGGAAGAACATGTTTAAAGCTTCTTGTGGATTATAATTTGTTCCATTACCTAAATCTATTTCAGCAAGACCATCAGCATCTAAATAAACACCATCCGGAACCATTCTAGATAACACTTGTTGCAACTTTAAATGCGTAAGTTGTATCATATCAGCAAAACCTGTTATTCTACCTACAAGTGATTCTATTCTACCTTTATACATTCTAGGTGCACATATACTATAATTCATTTTAACTTTAGTATAATCGCTTTTAGGTCTAACCATGTTTTTAGCCATTTCCCATTTAAGCATTTTATCCGTGCCTAATATCATAGCTCCTTCATATAAAACCTCTAAAACTCTTTCAAGCTTACCAAACCTTTGTTCTAAAACTTCTACAGGTGGATCAAAAGTATCATCTCTCATTATGATTTTTTCAGCACCACTAGCAGATTCTTTTAATTTATAAACCTCGTTCATATAAGTTTTATAATTAAAATATAAAACTCTTACTTGATTTTTATCTATTTTTTCTCCTACGTAAGCAGATTTATCATGTACTCTATTATTTTTAAAAGATTGACCTGATATTTCTTCTAACTCTTGATCTGTTAAATTAGGGAACTCTTTTTTAATTTCGTTTATAGGTAATGTTTTTACTTCACCTACATAATACAGATCATCAAAATAAGGTGATTCTGTGTAAGAATAAACTAAATTAGCAGGATCTACGTACTCAACCTTAACACCTTCAGCTTGATTAAATGTATGTTTTACAGCTCCTATACCTAACGTAACTAAATCATAGTTAACTCTTTTTCTTGTTAAATCATATCTGTTTCCATTAAGTAATACGTTTATAGCTTGTTCTTCAGCTAATTCTACAGCTTGCTTATAATTAAGCTGCATGTGTAATTCTAATTCTTCTTCAGAATCAGGTAATTTAGCTGGAGGTGTAGATGATAGACTTATACCAAAAGCTTCTCTTGAAAACTCATCTAATTCTCTAGTTCTCATGTCAGCTAATATGTTTTCCATATAAGCAGTTCTTTTACTCACACCATAAGGATCTTGTGAGTATGCTTTTACGTCAAACACTCTCTCGGATATACCGTTGACTACTATGTCAACAAATTTAGGTATAATAGGTACGGGCCTCCAGTCTAAATTAAGATAAGATAAATCACCATTGATAGATAATTCATCTTTGTATTTTTGTATTGATTGCTCACCTCGAGCATATAATCTAAGTTTATGATAGCTATTTTCATTGTTATGGAATTTGTTAAAACCAACGCCTTCGTCAAACCACTCTTTTTCAATAGCTTTACCTATCTTTAACCCATAGTCTGAGCTAACCTTTTCTTGGTCGCTAACGACTTGACTTGGAAAATAACCTTTTATATATGAATCAGCCATATTAGTTTTCTATTAATTTTGATTGTAAGCCTTTTTGTTTATATCTTGCAATACTTATATTTAGTTTTTCTTTTTTTACACTAGCATTTGGATTATATAAATGCCTATTACACGCCATTATAGCTAAACCAGAGCTTATAGTTGCGTCAAATTTTGTTCTATTGTTTATATCAAATTTAGCCCAGTCTTGCAATGTTTCATTAAAATACATGTTACCATGTGAACCATCTGACTTAATACCTACGTTACTTTGTATGTACATCTCAATTGCAGCAGCGTGAGCCTGTTTAACATCTTCACTTGAATTAGGTATACCACCTATTTCTTTTTCCGTTAAAGAAAGTTTATTCCATAATTTATCAGGTCTGTTCATACTAAAACCTCTATAACCTCTTCTTTTTAAATAATACAATAATCTAGGTTTATTATTTTCAGCAAGTATTGGCATTCCATAAAACACTAACGCCATTAACATGTCTTCAAAAAATATCTCAGAAGTTGCTGGTCTTGCTACATATTCTAAGAAAAATTGATTAGGTGGACAATCTTCCATACTAAACTTAGTTAAACCGTGTAAAGAACCTTTAGATCCTCTACCATCAACCGTACCTGATATATCATAACTATCGCAACCAAAAGCCCCCATGTGTTCATTACCAGGGTATTTATAACCGTTTTTAACTATAATTCGGTTTTGTAAATGCTGAGGTGGTACCCATGATACTTTAAACCTACCTTTAGCATCAGGATAAAATATAACATTTGTATCTTTTACCCCGTTTATCCACTGAAAATTACCTTTAGTATAAGGCGCATTTGTCTCTTCATTAAAATCTATCTGCTCGTATATTTTTGCTAAATTAAATATACTGTTTTGTGTTTCATCTCTAAACGCGTGCTCTGTTGTTCTTGGAAACTGTCTATAAAATTCATTTAAAGCGTCTCCGTCGTGTTTTAAGCCATCAACTTCGTTTTGCCAATGATCTATAACCCCTATGTCTATAAAGTCTCCGTAAGGTCCTCTAACCTCTTCTGTCGGCGTTTCGAAGACAGGTAAGCCATAAGAATCAATGAATCCCTCGTAGTTCCATTCCATAGGTATGAACAAACTATATAATCCCGAGCTAGTCTGTCCATTGCGGTTTCTTT